CTCTTCTTTCCACAAGCGGCAAATTTTTGAAATTTTGGAAATCTCCGCAGCCGCACAAACGCCTTGTTTTTGCCCGTTTTTAGCCGTTTTTAGACACTTTGAGAGAATTTATGAGGAATTTATCAACCAACATATTTACCTTCCTTATTTCACTTCTATTATTGATGTTGAATAGTTGTTCCGTTCAAAGACAGATTCCAAGTACAAACATAAAGATTATTTATAAAGATTCATTGGTAATACATACAGATTTGGTAAGTATTCCTCTACCACAAGAAAGGAAAAACATTATAACTAAAAATAGAAAATCTCATTTAGAAACAAGTGTTGCTTATTCAGATGCAGAGATTGATTCACTTGGATTTCTTCACCACTCAATAAATAATAAAAATGATAGTTTGAAGAAAGAGATTCAGTATGTAGATAGAATACAAGTTAGGGACAGTCTTATAGTAAAAGAAGTTCCATTTGAAGTTGAAAAAGAAGTAAAGTATATTCCAAGAGTGTATTTAGCAACTTTCTATATCTGTCTAACTGAATTATTTCTTTTATTCCTCTATTTATTATACAGATTTAAGGGTTTTAAACTATTAAGTAGAATAGTATCTAAGTAACATTGAAAATTTAGAAATATCAAGCAAATCTTAGATATTTAAATATAAGATGTTCATAAATATAGAACAGCAATAGATAATAACAATTTTTATGGACGCTAAGAAAATCTATAAAAAATATGATAAGCAGGTAATTGAATACATGTCAAACCTCATAAAAAGGTTGGAAAGTCAATATGGGCAGATAAATGAAGAATGGCGTGTATCCCTTGATTTGATTGCTTTCAACTATGACATTATCCGCAAATGCCAAGAAGACATACAAACTAACGGCTTAGAAAAAGTAGATGACAGGGGCAGATTGAGTAAGAACCCTGCACTATCAACGGTAAATCAAGCACAGGGGAATTTATTCAAGTTACTTAATTCATTTGGTCTGAACCTCCTTTCAAAGTCCAAGATTAAGAATGATGAAATGGAAGATGACGGATTGAATGATTTACTCCAGTAATGGAATACACTTATGATGAATATGCGGATAATGTTTTAAACGGAAAGATAAAATCTTGTGAGGCAATATACCTTGCTTGTAAAAGATATAAGGATTGGTTCAACAGGGAGGATATTTATTTTGATAAGGAAGATGTTGAACAAAAGATAAGGGTTGTTAGCAGATTGAAGCATACAACCGGTAAGCACAACGGAAAGCCATTCATTTTACTCCCCTGGCAACAATGGTGCGTAGCAAACATATTTGGTTGGAAGTGGAAGGATACAAATCTACGCGTTACCAAGAATGTATTTATAATGATAAGCCGTAAGGCAGGCAAGACAGCATTTGCAGCAGCACTTGGTATTTTATGTGCAATTGCTGATGGTGAAAACAACGCTGAAATAGAACTGGTAGCAAATTCAAGGCAACAGGCAAAAATTGCATTTGACATCACTTCAAACTTCTGTGAAAGTTGTGATAGCAAGAACAAAATATTCAAGCGTTTCAGGGATAGCATACTAATACCCAAAACAAAGTCAAAAATCCAAGTCCTAAGCAGTGATGCTATGGGAAATGACGGATACAATTCAAGTTGTTTTGTACTTGATGAATTCCACGCTGCAAGGAATTGGGACTTATACAATGTTATGAAGTCCTCTCAGGGAATGAGGCAGCAACCTTTGGCAATAATAATCACAACTGCAGGTTTTCTTCTCAATGGTTATCCATGCTATGAACACAGGCTTAACTGCATAGACATATTGAAGGGTGATAAGGTTGATGATACCCAATTTAGTGCTATTTATGAATTGGACAGCAATGATGATTGGGAAGATGAAGAGAATTGGATTAAATGTGCCCCTTCACTTGGTCAGACCGTAGGAAAGGACTATTTAAGAGACCAAATACATGCAGCAAAGAATAATCCTGCATTGGAAGTGGGAGTAAGGACAAAGAATTTTAACCAATTCTGTCAAACAAAGAATGTATGGATACCTGATACATATCTGCAGGATACCTTTACAAAGATTGACATTGCTGATTTCAAAGATGAAGATTGTTATATGGGCGTTGATTTAAGTGCTGTTGGTGATTTAACTGCAACATCAGTACTATTTCCCCCTAACCCTGACAGGAAGGTGTTTCCGGATAAGTATGTATTTAAGAATTGGCTATATCTGCCTGAGGTAACAATAGAAGAAAGTACCAACTCAGAGTTATATAAACTATGGAAAAGGCAGGGTTATGCGGTTTGTACAAGCGGTAATGTAGTTGATTATGATTTTATTCTACGTGACCAGTTACAATTGTACAATGATACATATTTATTAGGTATAGGGTATGACAGTTGGAACGCTACGCAATGGGCAATTAACGCAACATCAGAAGGATTGCCGCTATTTCCTTATTCACAGGCAATAGGAAACTTCAATAAGCCTACAAAGACATTTGAAATGCTACTTAGGCAGGGCAAAGTAGTCATAGATTATAATCCTGCTGTTAGATGGTGTTTTAATAATGTTGAATTGAAGTATGATTGGAATGACAACTGCAAACCCGTTAAATCAGGCGGTGACCAATCAAAAAAGATAGACCCAATTATAGCAATGTTGCAGGCATTGGGAACATATCTAAATCAAGTAAGTGGAGGCGTTTCTGATGGTCAAGTACTTACAGCATAATAATATTATAAAAATAATAACAGATATATGAAAATATTTGGTTTTGAAATAACTAAAAGAAGTAATGGCATAGATGAGGCTATTGTTCCTACAGAACCCTCTGCAATATCTTCAATTTTTCAGGGATATAAGCTTGATGGTGCTTCTACACAGCTTTCTGCGTTCTTTGGTGCAACGGAACTTATCAGTAATTCTATAGCACAGTTGCCAATATTAGTGAAAAGAGACAAAAATATTGACTTTAATCACCCAATTAACTATTTATTTAAAGACGCCTTAATCAGCAAATTCAATTTTATGAAAATGCTCATAAATGATGTCATTCTACACGGAAATGGATTTGCTTATATTGAAAGGGCAGCTGATGGTACCCCAATAAACCTTGTATATTGTGAGTATGGTACCGTTATTATCAACTACAACAGGCTCTCACAGGAACTTTACTATCAAATACCGTTTATTAAGAAGGGCAAGATTGAACCAATAGATGTAATTCACTTGTATAAGAACAGCAATGATGGCATTAACGGTATTCCGGTTGCTAATTTTGCTTCTCAGGTTCTTAAACTATCTAAGGCTACTGATAAATCAGCATCTAAATATTACAGCAGCGGTTGTGCCTTACAGGGTGCCTTGACCATTAAAGGAGCAAGAAAAGGTGCAAAGGAGCAAGCAAGGCAGGCTTTTGCAGATACCCACGGGGATAAAGGAAGCGGTCTTGTTATACTTGATGATGATATGAGTTATACTCCAATATCATCTAATGCAAATGATAGTCAAATGCTTGAAGCAAGGACTTTCAATGTAAGGGAAATAGCAAGATACTTCAATATTAACCCTATTCTTCTTGGTGATAACAGCGGTGCAAGCTTCTCAACCATTGAAGCCGCTAATATAGAGTTTGTTTCTCACACCTTGCAGCCTTATATTACAATGATTGAAGATGAATTCAACAGGAAACTTGTTAAACCTTCTGAAAGAGATAAAATCACCATTGACATAGATGAGAAATATCTTCTTAAGGGAGATATGAATACCACTGCATCATATCTAACTACTCTTACAGGCAGCGGTATAATGTCAATAAATGAAGCAAGACAATATCTTGGTCTTAATCCCGTTGAAGGTGGTGATGAATGTGCAATACCTTACACTAAGATAGAGGATAATAAGATTAGTAATATTAATAATGATGGAAAACAGGGAATTGAATAGAAGCGGTAATCAGGTTCAGATAAGGGATTTCAACTCAGCTGAACAAGAAAATTCAAGGATTGTGTGCGGCTATGCAGTTAAATTTGACAGCCCTTCACAAAACATTGGATTTATTGAGATTATCAGAAAGGGTGCTATCACAGAGGAAACCATTCTCCAGTCTGACATCTTTGCAAGGTTTAACCATGATGAAAACACGGTGCTTGCAAGAAGTAGATATGGTGAAGGTAGTTTGGCACTTGAATTACGTGATGATGGTCTTTATTATGAGTTTGAAGCTCCCAATACTGCAATAGGTGATGAACTGCTTGAACACCTTAAAAGAGGTGAAATTAGTACAAGCTCATTTGCATTTACATTGCCGGAAGATGGTACAGGTGAAAGATGGTATAAGGAAAATGGAGTTCTAATGAGGGAAATCCTTAAGATAGACAGACTATTTGATATATCACCCGTTTATGAACCTGCATATTTAGCTACTTCTTGCAGTAAAAGGGCTAAGGATATGGTTGATGCAAGTGAAAGATTAAATAATAAGTATGATGCTATGATTAAAGAACTGGATGATTATCTCATTTAATTAATTTTTTGAAAATATCCACTATTTATTTATAGAAATATAAAATCACACTATTTATAAACATGAAAAAGTTAAACTCACTTGAAATGAAAGATAGACAGGCACAACTTCTTACAAGATGCAAGGAGATTGTTGAAACCTGTAAGGCTGAAATCCGTGAAATGACGGATGAGGAAGAAAAAGAATTCAATGATAATAAAGAAGAGATTAAACAACTTAAATCTCAACTTGAAGAACTTAAAGAAAAACTATCTGCTTATGATGATAAACTTCCTAAGGAAGAGGCAGAAGAAAGAAAAACAAATAATACAAATAAAAATTCTATTAACATGAAAGAAAACATTTCTATTGTAAAAGAAATCCGTTCCGCTATGGAGAATGGTACAAAGCAGTTCAGCATCAACGCTGATACTAAGATTGAAAAGCGTACCGGTGAAATCACCGTTGCCGCAGAAGGTGAAGATGTAGTTGAAAAAGAAATTCAGGGTATCCTTGAGCCTCTTTACGCTAACTCAGTCCTTGCAAAACTTGGTGTTAAGTTCTACACCGGTATGCCAATGGGTGACATTGCAGTTCCTGTAATGGGTAAGGGTAATGTAGGTTGGGCAGATGAAATTGCTGCTGCAGGTGCTTCCACTAACACATTTACTTCTGTTGTTCTCCAGCCTAAGCGTCTTACCGCTTATGTTGATATCTCCAAGAAACTCCTTGCACAGGATACCATTGGTGTTGAGAATGCAATCCGTAGGGATATTGTAAATGCTCTTAATGACAAACTTGAAGCAACTATCTTTGGTACTGCTGCTGGTTCAACCACTCAGCCTGCCGGATTGTTCAACGGTAAGACCCTTGCTGATGGTTCTGACTTTGCTAAGGTTTGTGCTATTGAAGCAGGCGTTGAAGACGCAAATGTCTATGGTGATATGAAGTATCTCCTTTCTACCGGTGCTAAGGCTGACCTCCGTGCTATGGCTAAGTCAAGCAAGAATACTCAGCTTGTTTATGAAGGTGGTTCTGTTGATGGTGTTCCTGCACTTACAACTTCCAATGTTAAGACCGCAGGTGCTTACATCTATGGTGACTTCTCTAACCTTGCTGTTGGTTCATGGGGTGACATTGACATCACTGTTGATGAATACACACAGGCAGTTAATGGTTGTGTCCGTCTTGTAGTTAATGCCTACTTTGACGCTAAGGTTCTCCGCCCTGAAGCATTTGCATTTGGTAAGACCAGAGCCTAATTCAATAACAATCTAAAAACTATTCAATATGCTTATTGAACTTTCAACAATAAAGAAACATTTAAACATAGATGATGAATATACTGCAGATGATGAGTATTTGCAGCATTTGGAGGGTGTTGCTGTAAAATTGGTAGAGAAGCATATTGATAGAACTTTTGAAGATATTATAGCAGAAGAAGGGGAAATCCCTCTTCCCCTTCTTCACGCTATTCTTCTTTTTATTGGCAATATGTATGATAACCGTGAGAGTATTGCCTATAATCAGGTTGTAGAAGTCCCTAATTCCTTAACCTACATTCTTTCCTTATATAGAGACTATAATAACGCTAATATTTAATGACCATGAGAGCAGGATTACTTAATGAACCAATTGAAATATATGAAAAAGTAGTTACTACAAATTCATTTGGTGAGCAGACTGAAGATTGGTCACTTAAATACTCTACTATGGCAAGGTTAATACATGATGGAGGCAACAGAGTAATCCTTAATGATGAAGTTTTCTTTGCACATACCAAGACATTTCAAATAAGGGATTATGTTCCTGTTGGGGATTATGACAGAATTAAATGGAATTCTCAATATTATAGGATTTTAAACATAGAGCCGGATAAACATATGATGAATAAGACTATTAAAACAGAACTTATAGATGATTAACACACTAAATATTGGCAAATATATCTATTCCGTTTTGAATGATAGTGATGATATACATTGTGTTGTTTATCCACTTGTGGCAGATAATGATGCAAAATATCCTTTCATCATATACAAAAGGGTAAGCCTTGCTTCAAACAGCTGCAAAGATGGTTACTATGAAGATAACGCTACTGTTGAGATAGTAGTTGTTTCTGACAAATACGCAGACGGTGTAGATATAGCTACAAAAGTAAGAAATGTCCTTGAAAAACAGTCTGTCAATTATGATGATTTAGAAATTAGTGATGCTACTTTATCATTTGCAACAGAAGAATATAGCAATAATGCATATGTGCAGAGATTGCAATTTTCATTCACAATAAATAAAAATTAAAATTCACATACAAATATGGCAAATAATATTATTAAAGGTAGGGATTTGATGCTTTTCAACAATGATGGACACGCATATGCATTTGCAACAAATCACACCTTCACAATGACCGCTGAAACTACTGATATCAGCACTAAAGACCATGGTGTTTGGGGTGCCTCAGAAGTATCAAAGTATTCTTGGGAAATTACATCTGAAAACCTTTACACGGTTGAAGACTATGACAGCCTTTTCACTTCTATGATTGGTGGAGCACCTATCAATATCCGCTTTGGTCTTAAAGAAAATCCAAGTGACCCTACGCAGAACCCTGCAGATGGTTCATATGTTCCCGGACATTGGGTAAGTCAGAGCTCTTACTACCAGGGAAAGGCTATCATCACTTCACTTGTAGCAAACGCTAACAATGGTGATAACGCTACATATTCACTTACCCTTACTGGTGTTGGTGCAATTTCAAAGGTTGCTCCACAGAGTGGTAACCCTGAGTAAAAGTAATTGAACTCCATAAGGCTTACTACAGCCTAAATCTAAAGGGCAGTAGAGCACCAATATATTCTACTGCCCTTCTTTTTATCTATACTACACAATAAGCAACAAAATACTTTTGAACCATGAAATTAAATATTAAAGATAAAGAAATTGAACTTAAATACTCAATAAGGAGCCTCATTATGTATGAGAATATGACGGATAAATCATTTTCTTCTACTACAATGACTGATATGATTGTGTTTATGTACTGTGTGGTCATATCATCAAGCAAAGATTATTCACTTACTTTTGATGAATTTATTGACTGCCTTGATGAAAATCCCACGGCACTTTCTGAATTTGCAGAATGGCTTCAAAATGTAGTTAATTCAAACAACAACTTCAAAAAAAAATAGTTACAGAAGACGGTGAAGTTCCTAAATTATTGTTTCATCATCTTCTGAACATCATTGTATTCCAATTCCGTGTATGCAGTTTAGAATACTTTATGGATAACTGCTCTATATGGGAGTTAGATGAGATTGTCAATAATATCCCATACCTTGACAGAACTCAATGGGAAACATCAAGGCTTAATGCATATGTTGTAGCTCAGGTTAATTCAAGGAAGCATATAAGCCAACAGGATATATGCAAATTCAAATGGGAAGAGGAAGATACGGTCTCTAAGGAAGAACATAACTATGAGATAACAAATGATGATATTGAAAGGCTAAAACAATTATCTAAACAGTTCAAAATAGATGGCAAAGAATAAACTAATATTTGATACCCGTGACTTGGAAAACTACTCAGATGAAATGGTTTCTAAGATAGACCGGGCAGTTGTTGCAGCCGCTTTTAAGATAAGGGATGAAATAAGAGAAGAGTTTAAGAAGTCTGCAAGCCAATACCCCAATCATACTGAAAAATATGATGATTTGGCACAAGGTATTATGGTTGGTAAGTTGAAAAACTCACAAATCAAGGTTCATGCTATGGGCAGTGATGAAAAACAGAACACTTATAAAACAAGGTTCTTTGTTGGAGGAACAACTTACAGAAAAACTAATAAAGGAAATAGGGGTTATATCAAGGCAAATAGTGCAATAGATAGCGGAATACGCAACGCAGAAGAAATACTCAACTCATTTATAAAAAATACATTGGATAATTAAATTATGTCAAATCTAACAGCCATTATTGGTGCTGATACAAGCAAGTTTGTAAATGAAGTTAAGTCTGCACAGGATATGCTTAAAAAGTTTGTCAGTGCAACTGAAGACGCTTCAAATACCACGGATAAGAATATATCAGCAACCAATGAACAAGTAAATGCATATAAAAGGGTTGTTAAGCAACTTGAAAAGGTTGCTTCCGGTAATATGTCCTCTACACAGCAAACAAAGGCTTTGGAGGCTCAGGTAAGAGAACTTAAAATACAGTGGGCAAATCTTTCTGATGAGGCTAAGAGAAGTGACTTTGGTAAGGCTATCAGTGCTTCAATGAAATCCGCCTCATCTCAACTTGATACATTAAAACAGCAGATTAACCAAGCATCAGATGCTACTAAGGGAAGTACGGAAAAGACCGTTGCTTTTGATGGAAGTCTCAGCGGCTTGATTGGTATGGCAAAGAAACTTGCACCTGCTATTGGCGGTGTTGTTGCTGTACAGAAGGTATTTACTGAGGTTGTTAATGGTTCTCAAACCACAAGTGATGCATTTAATGCAAGCATATCTGCAGGAAAAAATGTTTTAAAGGAACTTGCATCAGCAATATCTACATTTGATTTTTCTTCATTTGCCGCAGGACTTGACAGTATTATTAGAAAGGGTTATGATGCAGCTGCTGCTATTGACCAATTAGGCAATACTATAATGTCCTACAATATCAAGTCAGCAAAGGCTAATCAAAAACTTACTGCTGCAAAAGCAATCCTTTCAGACCCTAAGGCTACAAAAGAAGAAAAGGAAAAGGCTAAAAAAGATATGGCTGATGCCCTCACTGAATTAAAGAGTGCGGCAGGCGTGATGATGAGTGATTATGAAAATGCACTCATTACAGAAGTTAATTCAAGGGGTGGAAATCTAAATGGAGAAGGTGCCCTTGCTATACTTGATAAATGGTTGGAAGTAGATACAACTGAAAACAGGCAGCAAATTAAAGACGCAGCAAAGGCAGGATATGAGGCATACACAGCAGAGTTGAAGAATTTGCAGGGAAGATATACTACTTCTATGACTATGCAATCAACTGCCGGTGCCTATACCGTTTCTAACCTTAACAGAACACCTGATTATGATAAAGAATTATCAGAATTAAATGATAAGTACAAAGACCAGATTGCATACCATGTACTGCTTGAAAAGTACTCAGATGAAGAGTTAGAAAACCTTGGTAAGCAGAGGATTGCAATGATTAATATCAATGGGCAGTTAGACGCTTATTCAAAGCAGATGAACAACCTTAATAATAAATCAAATAATGGCGGTGGTTCATCTACATCTAAACCTATTGCTGCTGATGGTTCTATTAGCGGCATAAAAAATGCCATATCTGAAACTCAATCACTCAAAGATGCAGAAGTAGTTGGTACGGAAGAATGGTGGGCACAAGTAAGAGCACTTGAAGCACTTAATGAACAATTAAATGAGGCAACAAGTAAAGAAAAGCGTTTGACCGGCAATGAGGATAAACTTTCACCTGTCTCTAATCCAATTGTTACACAGGTGGCTCCTCCTGAAATGAAACTTGCAGGTAAAACACCTTTAGAAGAGCAGCAAGATAAACTTAAAGAGTTTGAAAAAAGATATAAAAAGACAATGGAAACTGTATCTGATTATAGTCAGGTACTTAATGGTGTAGGTTCAATATTCACTGCACTTGGTTCAAACATGGATGAAAATGGACAGAAGTGGATGAACTTTGCCGGAACGGTTGTACAGTCTGTTGCAACTATTCTTCCTAACCTTGTTAAGTTGATATTTGGACAAGAAGCTGCAGCAATGACAGGTGGTTCAGCATCTGCTGCATCACTCCCATTCCCTGCTAATTTGGCTGCTATTACATCTATTATTGCTGAATTAATTTCTGTATTTGCCTCACTTCCTCAGTTTGCAAGCGGTGGTATTGTTGGAGGCGGCACAGGCATTGGTGACTACAATATAGCAAGGGTTAATAGTGGAGAAATGATTATGAACGGTTCTCAGCAGAAGAGACTATTTAACTTACTTGATGGAAGTGAAGGTATGACTTCTCCATCTGCAGGTGCAAATCAGGTTGAATTTAAGATAAGGGGAACAGAACTTATTGGCTGCATCAACAATACACGCAGCAAAATGAATAAGATTTAATATTTATAGATATGAGTATATATAAAGGAAAATTCAAAGACATACAAGGCACTGAATATGCCGTAACAATAGATGCTCATATGATAAGTTCATCTGATGAAGAAGAAATCACATTGGGTGAAAACCCTTGTACTATCACTTCAAACAGCAGCGGAATATTTACACCTATCAAATCAAGGAGCTGCACAATTGAAATACTATCTAAAAGGTGGTTATTTGACCTTTACTCACCTACGGCTAAGGGAGTATCAGTCAGGGTGCAGAAAGGTTTAAATACAGTCTTTTTTGGCTATTTAACGCCTAATTCTTATGACCAATCTTACACATATATAGATAACATATCACTTGAAGCGGTTGATGCGGTCAGCATACTTAAAAACTATGATTATCAGCCTACAAATGATAAGCCATCATATCAAAGTCTTATTAGTATCATAAACAGGCTCCTTAGAAATGCAGGTTATTCAGGTATGTTATATGTTCCAAACTCACTTGAAGGCTTAAATAACACTCAAGACAGCGTAATAAACAGCCTTTTTCTTAGTGAGGGTAACTTTTTTGATGATGATGATGAACACACGCCTTGGAAACAATATGATGTGCTTGAAGAAATTCTCAAATATCTTGGTTGGAGTTTAGTGCCATACGGTGATGATATTTATCTACTTGATTACAGATATATAGCAAAGACAAATACACCTACATATACATCATATGAAATTGCTACGGGTATTCTTGCAAATTCAAGCGTTACTTTAAGTAATACTTTAAATATAGTCAAGGACACATATGCTGGTGGTGAGCCTTCACTTTCCATGGATGAAGTATATAATAAGATTGAAATCTCTGACAACTTATATGAAATTGAAGAGATTGCTCCGGATATATTTGAAGATAGTGCCCACATTTCTATTACTGATGAAAAGAATATGGGCAGCAATAGCGGTAAATGGACATCAACGGAAATTAAGAAGCATTTCCTTAGACCTGATGAAGAGATTAAAAAAACTATTGGCTATCATTATCAAACAATATGCAGGTTGAAACCGGAAACTAATTGGAAGCATCACTTTTATTCAATTAGAAGTATAAATGAGAATAGCACACCACAAGAAGTATTCAACCAAGATGGAATGAATTACTATGAGGAAGGCACTGGTTCTCAATATACCGTATCTAAAATAAACAAATATTGTAATACACACGGCTGCTTAATTCAGCACTATGCATACAGAGAAAATACCGGAAACATATTGCCTACTTCAGTAGATTGGGAAGATTATCTTACCTTCTTTGTGTCAAATGATACAATTAATGACAACGGAAGACCCAATTATGAAGTTTTAAAGAAATGTGAATTGCCTGTTTTGGAATATACAGTGCCAGAGGAAGTGATGTTTAAACCAAGTAGCGGTAAGAGTTGGATTACAATCAAAGGCAGTCTTTTCTATCAGTATAATGATACGGTTACAAATAATATCAGCATTGTCAATACAGAACAAAAATCATATACTACTGCCCCTGTTGAAAAACTTGATGATATAAAGGAAACTATATTCAGTGGAGTTTATACGGTTAAAAGGAATAATAGTGATGAACATTACTTAGGTTCATTCCAAATTGACAATATATTTGCTCTGGTTGGAGTAACCCCGCCTGCATTTGGTCAAGGGTATGAAATGTGGAAACTCAAAGTTCAATTAGGTGATAAATATTGGAACGGCAGCAATTGGGTAAGCACAGAGAGTTCATTCTATCTTCCTTTCAACAATAACCCGGAAACGGAAGATGATAAAGAATATATGCCGGGGTTCAAATGGGCAAGCATTGTACCTAATACGGATTATACAGATAAGGTTGGAGAACAAGCATATTGCATACCGGTTGAAGCAAATAATAACTCTCACCCTTCATTTGGTGATTTAAAGATTACCGTTTATACTCCACTTCTTGCACCTAAATTCTTATATGAACTTTCTGATGAACTGGTAAATAGGGGTACCGTACCATCTTATGTTAATTGGTATGATAATCCACCGGTAATTTATTGTAAGGATTTTGAAATTGGATATATTTATACAGACAGCAATGTTTGGTACAGCCAACATAACTCAAATTCAACAAACTCTGATGACATCATCTATACAAATGTAATAAATGAAGATTATGTCAATGATTTTGATGAGTTGCAACTTAAAATCAACACTCAGCAGCAGGATAAGCCAATATCAAGGAGTTATGTTACCACAAGCAATACATATGTTAATAATATTAAGCACGCTAATGGACTTACATATAAGGAGCAAGAAAAGAACCTTATAGATATGTACTATGAGCACTTTAATACTCCTAAAAGAATATATAACTGCAATATTCACGGATTGGCATTGCCTTACTCCGTTGCTTATGTTGCATCACTTGGAGGAAAGTATATCATAGATACGCAGTCATTTGATGTTAAACAAAATAACAACACAATACAGTTAATTGAATATTAATATGGAATATCAAGTAGTTAATAGACCTAAACTTGCAAGAAACAAGTATGGTGAAGTTGAAAATAAGGGTACAATAGGCGGTGCAAACTCACTATTTTCACCTACTTCATCTTCATATACTGAGGGTGGCATTGGAAGCGGAACGGCAGATATCAAAGATTTTGTAGGTTCTACAGCAACAGAAGATGGTATTCATGGATTGGTACCGGCACCACAGTCAAATGTAGATGAAATTCAGGGAACACTAAATGATAATGTAAAGTTCCTTAAAGGTAATGGTGCGTGGGTTGATATTCCCATTTCACGCTACACTGATGAAAATGTCAATAAGGATGGTGTAGATTTAGATGGAAACTTAACCGTTACAGATACATTAACAACTCAAACCCTTAATGTACTTGGTTCCGCACACTTTTGGGAACTTGTAATAGACAAGGTAAGGGCAGCCGGTGGAAATCTTCTTATTACCCCGGCAAACTTTGTTGTTGATTATGTTGGTGGTGATGTCAATTATACTGTTGATGAAACACAGTCTCCTTTTGATGTAATGTTCTATGATGCTACAGGAGGAACCGGTGTGAAGGGGCTTGAAGAACTATTTACCAATCAGTCAGTATCAGAATTAATTGCAAAAAGGCTGTATATGAAAAACTCTGATGGAGTGAAAGACACCGTATCAGAGTTTATGATTGGTGATATGGTAAGGTGCAAAACTTTAAATATGGATGAAGCAAGCGGATTTACCAACAAGGACTATTGGTCTTTTGTTCTTGCTACCGGTACGGAGACATATGATGATGTTTCATGCATTTATATTGATGTTCTTTACAAATATGTAGCTAATGGTAGTCCTTACGGATTGGGCACTACTATTACTTACCAAGATACCCCAATAGATACCCATTTGACATTACATGAGAATGCAAATATATCAAGTATCACAGATGAAGACCAAGTTGTGATTGTAACAACGGCACAATCAAATATGTTCTATGCATATTTTAACAGCACTTATCACGGTAATCTTAGTTGGGATGGCACAAAGTGGAATTTTGATGAAACATCTAATTCAATCAGTCTTGGGGGCTCATTTTTATTTTCAGACGGTGGTGAAGTATGTATTTGTCAATGTGTGATGGATAGCAGATGGGAATACCCGGTTATCAAATTCCGTAATACACAAGGACATTACATATATAATCAGTTAGGTGCTTTTGGTTACTTTTATACAGAAGATTACATAGAAGGTGGTTCATCAACAGAACCACTACTTGAAAGTTTCAAATTTGGCTACGGAACATTTACACCGGAAATTGGTGATAATATAATTTCACTTGGACACTTGTGGAATGGTGAAAGACAAAGTGCAATTTTAATTTCAAGTTATGACCCTATGGATACAGAACTTAAAGCACCTGCAATAGCACAATATAGCGGAATAAGAACATTTACCAGTTTATCATCTTACAGGACATCAGCAATAGCAGCAAATGGCAATGTGCTTAAAGGAAGTTTCTTGGTTGATTATAATGGAAACTATATAGATGTAAATGAAAGGATAAATCTATTCACTACTGACATCACAACGGGATTAGAAAAGGTTGGTATTCACTTGGACGGTGATAATTCAACAATAAAGATGGTTGGTAGTGTTGAAGTAAGACAGAACGGTATTGATGATATAGATACACTTACTGTTTGGGATGAAGATGGTAAGATGAGAGTTAAAATTTCCCCTGAGGCAATACCAACAAGTGCCGTAAATAATGAGGTAACTCAAAACTTTACATCTATAAGTGGAAATCTCTACCCTGATGGAACTATAACAGAACATCATACTTGGACTGAGTTTATTTGGAGTTGGAACCATAAGTGGCAGTACTATACATCTAATGGAAAACTTAATTTTACCCAATATCTTCCCCTTGGAAATCTTGCAGTAAATGAAAAAATTTCAGTTTCTGACATAAAAACAACTATTTATACAAAAGCAATGTTTAAAGGAACTAATTATACATCTGAGAGAGGAACAAATCAGTCTATATCATCAGTTATTTTAAAATTGCAGAGAAATAACAACGGTAATTGGGTAAATGTAACTTCTACAAACATAACAAGCGGTTCTAATATAGATGTACAGGCTGAAAAAGCAATAATATCAAACATAAACGCAATCTTTGATAACAGAACTATTACTACTGCAGGTGCTTATAGGCTTACTTTGGAGATAGTTTTTAATATCTATGCTTCAATAACATTTGACAGTCAGCAAAGCAATCCTTATTTTCTTTTAGATACGGTTGTTAATAGCAGTGCAAAGATTGTAAAGCCTACGGATGCACTTACAATCATTGGAAGAGACGGTATTGTATTCCATACTGATGATACCGGTGAATACTTTATGGCAGGAAACAATGGTATAAAGATTAAGTGGGGTGATGCAGGTATATCCCTTGATAATGCTAATGGATTAAAAATTACTTCAAAAGTACAGACAGTTTCAAGTTCTTCTATCCAAATTGATTCTTCAGCAAGTATAGTAAATGCTACTGGAATTACAAGTGCAACAACTATTTATTTACCAGATGCAAGTACTTATGGAGTTGGTAGAGAACTAACTATTTATGGTAATGACTATGTAAGTGTTGCAGTTAGATATAGTGGTAAGATATTAACTCCAATAGAAACTGTAGAAAGTAGTAGTACTTACTATCCAAATGCTTCAACTTATCCATATAATGAATATAGTTCATATTCCCTTTCACCTACATCTGAAAATCATAATGTACCTGATGGTAATGGTGGCACTATGACAGAATATTACAGAGCACATCACCCTGTTCTCAGGCTTTTAAATCTTGGGTTAAACTGGCTTAAAATAAAATAACATAAATAATATATAACAATGACTACAACTGAACAAATACAGCAATTGAATAACGCGGTAACGGCTCTTCAAACTCAGGTTGCAAGTATATCTAATCAGTTATCAAGTGAAACTAATAGATTAAGTCTTCATCTTGCTGATAGTGATAGTGATATTGCACAACTCAATGCTAAAACAAACCTCCTAAACAATGCAGATAGTGATATTCACCAAGAATTACATGAAGTAGAAGTGGTAGTTAATGACAATGTTTCAAGGCTTGATAATTTAGATTTGCTTACAACAGAACAAGGTGATGATATAACCCAATTAAAGTCTGCTGATGAAGATTTTCAGACGCAGATTGAAGATATGGATGTAGAACACCATGAGGAATTGCATAAACTGGCAACTGCAATAAATGAACATTCAACAAGGATAAACGGTTTGGAAATATTCAAGGCAGAAACGCCTGAACATGTTGTAATATCTGAAAGTGATTATAATCAAATGACTGAACATGATTATGATACCTTCTATTTTGTTTATGAAGATGATTAAGGACTATGGCACTATATGTAAATAATAAAGATATTGTTCAAATTTTTGCTGAGAATAGGGTTATCTCTACTATTTATAAAGGAGGAAAAATAGTTTGGGAGGCTATAAGAAGTTGCTTTGGCAGCGGAATGTGGATTTCAAAGAAACCGTGGCTTTATAAGGAGGGATGGAAAAACGGCAAAAAATATTAAAGATAAATTAAACACACAATGGCAAAGATAATATATAATGATATAACAGATATTGAAACCCCGTGGGAGAACTATGCAGGTTCATCTGTAGAAAAATTCATCAAGGGAGAACTTAAAAATAGGTGCGGATACATTTACCGCAGCAGAACAAAAGAAGGTGATTACTACTACTTGTATGGCTTTACTGATTTTGAGCAGTTTGAAGCATGGGATAGTGGGGATGTATCTATTACTCCTTTATTTAAAGTTCAACTTCCTAACATTGAGAATGATACTTACAGCGTTAATCTAACAACAAATTCAAACACGCAGAAACTTGTAAATCTTGGAGCCGGTGTTAAAATCAACCTTAAATACACTTCTACTTCAACTAACCCTACAACGGGTGTAATATCAGATACCTATAATGATGGTACTCTCATTATCAGTAGAAGTGCAAACGGCAGTGCTTTCCAAGAGGTAGGTAAAATAATCATTCAGCCTACTCCTTATAGCAGCACAGAGTTCAAACAGTATGATATTACAAGGTTCCTTGCTGATGGTGATAATAAGATAAGGCTTAAAGTTGAAGATAATGTTAATGGAAGTGTTTCTTCATATATTACCTTCCAATCCATCATAAACACCACTCTTAGGATTGAAAATGCTACTTCTACTTCTCAGCCACTTACGGCATTGCAACTCCAGTACTATATTGAAGGACAGGTTTCAAAAACCCTTCATATCAGGGTGTCACAGAATGAGAATGTAAATACCTTTGATTTTCCCATTGGAAACGGTACCTACATTGAGGTTCCTTACACAACGCCTTTAATGAGTATGGCACTGCAGTCAGGCACAATCAATGTGGATGCTTGGTTGAGTGTTGATGATACTGAGTTGGTTTCCTATCATGAGGTAAATCAGTTCTATTATAGTGATGGTACTGATACAGATACCATCATAATCCTTAATAATATCAGTGAGGATATTGTCAATTACACTAATGCTCATCTATTTGATATGACAGTATATAACAAGAATGCTGATGTTGATATCTATGTAAAGAGCAGTGATGCAGAAACTGAATATCTTCACCTTGTAATGAATAATTGTCAGGTTGGAACCGTTTATCCGGTTTATGCTACACTTGAAGTTGAATCACCATTAGATGAGTTTAGTGCTATTGTATCTGTTGAATCAAAGGACTTCAATTGTGAGCCATATATCATAACCATTGACAATAGTGAGAAGATGTCTCCTACTGATGGAGCAAACTTTATACTTAATCCTAAGATAAGAAATAACTCTGAGGCTAATCCGGGCAGAATAATCAACGCTGCTAACGGATTGGTTGTTGCATCTACTTTTACCTGCTTTGAGTTTATAAATGATGGTTGGGTAAGTGATGCTGATGGTATTCAGGTTCTAAGGATACCTGCTGAGCACAAACTTGATATTTCTTATGATGTGCTTGATAATCTTACCAACGGTACTACATTTGAAATAGACTACAAAACATACAATGTTTTCAATGACAATGATGTTGTTATTGACATTTCTTCTAAGACAGCGGATAATAAAACCCTTGGATTTGTCATGAACCCAACTGAGTGTGCTTTTTACACCGTTGAGAAGCAGACTAAGAGAGACCAAGATGTAATATTCCAAGAGGAAGAAAGAACTCACCTTGCAATCAACATAATTCCTAACCTTGCAAATAGTGGTTTGAACTATATCAGGTTCTTTGTTAATGGCGTTATGAACCGTGAAATTCAGTATTCTAACACTGATGCATTTAAGAACGGCTCTGTTTCAATCAGCATTGGTTCTAACAACGCTGATATAGATATCTACGGTATGAGGGTTTATAAGAAAGGACTTTCAGCAACTGATGTAAGGCAGGACTATATGAGTAGTATTCCAACTATTGAAGAAAAGATTGCATTCAAAGATGAAAATGATATCCTTTCTTCTAATGGGACTATATCATATGATAAGGCAAAGGTTAAATATAATACCCTTGTTTGGACAGGTAGAGTTCCTTCAAAACTTACCGGTAATGTTCAATTTGAAGGACAACTTCATATAGATATATTGGGTGATGATGTTCATAGCGGTGATATAACAAACCTTATCATCAAGGGACAGGGTTCTTCTTCAAGGGGTTATTGGAAGTGGAACCATCAGTATGATATGAATAAACTTGATAACCCTTCTGTATTTACAAACAACAATGGTGATACATTTAGCGGCTACGCATTGACTGATGATGACCCGGAGGCAAAGAAACTTGTTGCTAAATTGAATTGGGCTTCTTCAATGCAGTCTCATAAGATAGGCTCTACTGCCCTTTATACTGATTTTTGGAAAGAAATAGTTGGTGGTAACTCAATCACAGCTACGGAGGGATTTGAAAAGGCAAGGGTAAGTGTGCATGAAAAACCATTCCTTTACTTTGTTAAGGAAACTGATAGTTCTCAGCCTGTATTCTACGGTTTAATGACTTTTGGTTCTGCAAAATATGATAAGCCTACATTTGGATACAATAAGGATGTATTTCCTGATTATCTTATCCTTGAAGGTTCTGATAATGGTGTGCCTCTTACTTTGAGACAAGTTCCTTGGCTTGATGATGAGGTTAATTATGATGGTGGTGAAGAAGCATATATGTATGCAGGACAGCCTAACTTAGACTATGGAATGGGAAATCAGAATATGCTTCATTATTTTAAAGATGCGTTCAATTTCTCATATCTTCACTCCCCAAGATTGAAACCATATACCAATGATAGTGAATTAACAGATGCATCATATCAGTATTGGAATACAGCCACAAAAAATGTTAAAAGGTATGATTGGATTAGTGAAAGTTGGGTAGATGCAGGAATGGAAAGAACAACTGATTGCCTTTACCACGCAGCAACACAGGAAGATGTAGATAATCATTTGGCTGAAAAGGTTGGTGAAAAGGTTGTTGATGTTTATCCCGTATATGATGCACTTAACCTTGAAACACAGACAGGATTACTTAGGACAAACTATTCAAGTGATGCGGATTACAATGCTGCGGTTATATCTTGGAGGGTTAATGACTTTAAGAACAGAATAGGAACCTACTACAATGTAAATGATGTTCTCTATTCAATGGCAATACTTAAGGCTATTGCTGCATCTGATAACTGGTGTAAGAATACCTATGAATACCTTGACCCGGTAACACATAAAATCTGCCTTGCACAAGATGATATGGATACCCTTTTCCTTACTGATAATGTAGGTAGAAAGACTAAGCCATATTATGTTGAAGAACATGATATTGACGGTGAAAACAAGCCTTACTTCAACGGTGATACAAATAACTTCTTCTGCCTGATGGAAAAAGCATTTGAAGCGGAGGAAAAGAATATGATGAGGCAGATATTTAACACTATGAGAAGTAAGTTTGAAACGCCTCAAAACTGCATACAGCACTATTACTTTGATGTGCAAGAATACTTTCCGGCTGTTGCTTACAATGAAACTGCAAGGTTGCTTTATGAAGAGGCAGCTGTTGCTGAGGCAGAAGGCAGATATGATAACGCTACGCCTCCTATAACACAGTCACTTGGAGACCAGTTACAAGCAGAAAAACAATGGTGGAAAAGAAGGTTCCCTTATATGCAGTCATGGAGTTCTGCTGACCCGTTCTATGTAAGAAGTACTGTTGAACCTAACATTATGTTCCGTTCTATGCCTACTATTGCAGGTAATAACCCTACATACCAATTCACGGTAACTCCTTGGCAGTGGCTTTATCCTAAGGCTGGTACCGGTCAATATCTCTCTACTGATGTACAGAGGGTACCGGCATTAACTCAATATTCAACCGTTACACTTGCTACTGATGGCAATACTGATACATATATCTATGGCTCAGATTACTATACAAGTTTTGGTGAGTTTGGCGGAGTTTCACTCTCTGAGGCATTCAGACTTAATGGTAAGAGATTGCTTGAATTCAGTGCAGACAGCAGAAATGTTGCTTCATATGAGTTTAGACCAAGAAGTATGACGGTGAATTGTCCTGCATTAAAAACCTTATCACTTTACGGTTGTTCAACATTAAGCGGTGTGTTGGATTTAAGCGGTTGCAAGAAACTTGTTTCAGTTGATTTAAGGGGTACCAATCTCTCATCAGTAATACTCCCTGAGACGGGAACTCTTACAACGGTATATCTACCTAACCTTGCTTCCATCACTATTGTAAATTGTCCTAATATCACAACCCTTAGCATAGAGGGATACAGCAACCTTATCTCATTGACAACAGACAGAAACAGCCTTGCAGTAGATGCTATATCAAATGCTACTCATCTTGCAAATGTCACGCTTTACAATGTTTATATCACTACTACAAATCAAAATGTAGATGCGTTTATCAACATTCTTTCAAGTGAAAATATCAGCTGTTCAATAACCGGTGCTATATACCTTAACAAGGCTATTTCTAACACGGAGATTGCCAATATTGAAAATAAGTTTGGTGAAAGTGTATGGGATAGTAGTAGTGCATTCTATATCTCATATATTCAAACCAATATCACAAGTATGAACCTTCAAGTTGTTGGAAATGAATATAACAGCCTCTTTACAAATGACAGCCTCACAATAAATGTAGTAACGGATGGTAATAATATTCAGTCTTACTCATGGACATTGACTAATACAATTCCTCTTACAGCAATACAGAAGAAGGGGCAGTTAATCATAAACACCACTTCCTTTGATAAATTTGAAGAGTTTTCAGTAACATATACATTGACCACAACAAATAGTCAGACATTCACAAAAACAGTAAATATTACAGCCTGCTATTTAGACTTCACTCTCAATAACAATGTCCTTAGAAACAGCATCTTTGATATATATGCAAGTAATGTAGCGGAATATAGTTGGGGATTTAAAAATTGGACTTTAAATGAAAATATCTCCTATTCCGGCACAATTGAAACTGATGCTTTAAATTCACCGGGATTGTATGAATTTGGTGATGCTTACGGATTTGGTTACAATAATATGAGTGCTGCTGGTACTGGAGTTGATGGAAATCTTCTAAGTGTATATGGTAAATTCATTGTTGATAGCACTTACAATGTATATGTACCATTCAAAGTAAGAGAGAATATCATTCCAATCACTGTTAATGATATAAACACGGTAGTTTGTGAAAACGGATTTGGTTCTGTTCATGTATCTTGGAACTTCCCACAGACATATATTCAGTATCTTAATGTTGATGCTTCTTGGATAACTGTTAAAAATGCAAGTAATTACTATTCAAGTAAGAATATAAATAAGACAGGATGTGATATCACATTTAAGAATATTACAAGTGATATTCCAAATGCACAAGTTATTTTGAATGGTGTTACTTATGATGATGGAAGTTACACAACAACTTATGTGGCAAGTTCAAATGAATTCCTTTTGGACTATGTAAAATTGGCAGGTACAGCGGAAATTACATATAATATTACATCAACAGGTTCAAATTATGTTTTATCTCCGCGTTGTGATATAAGTAAAATTGCAAAAATGAATGTTGAAAATGCTGAGATAACTCCATCACAGACATATAATTTTACAACAACGGGAACTAAAAAAGTAAAAATAACGGCTGTTGAAGACTATAACTTTGACCAGTTATTGTACGGTTTATTAAATGTAATAAGTGTAGAATTCAGTACTCCATCATTAGGAACTTCAGTATGTTATTCATGTTCTAATTTAACATCAGTAACTTTTAATGGCTCTTTAAGCAGTATAGGTGCAAATGCTTTTTACGGTTGTTCAAATCTTACAGATATTTATATTGAAGAAACTGCAGTTGTTCCTACAATAACAAGTAACACATTCCAAGGCGTAAAAAGAAACGGAACTGTACATTACCCTGAAAATCTAAGTTTCAGTACTTGGTTCAATAGAGGACAATATTACTTAGGATATTATAATTGGAATGAAGTAGATGTAGTTGATGGAGTATTCAAATATACTATATCTCCAGTATCTTGCTTCATTTCTAAAAACCCTGATAATCTTCCAAGCGGAAATATCACACTTCCTTTGACATATATATACAATGGAAAAACTTACCACTGTACTCTAAACAATTCCAGTTTTGAAAATTGCACAGATATAACAAGTATAGTTATTCCTGACGGTTATTCAAGTATTCCAAATAGTTGCTTTTCAGGTTGTAAGAATATGCAGTCAATAGTAATTCCTGCGTCAGTTAGTTCAATATATGGTTCTATGTATTCTTGGGCAGCGTTCAGGGACTGTGAGAAATTATCTTCAATCACCATCAAAAGAAGTACGGCTCCTAATTTGGAAAAATTTAGTTGGGGAGGTGGCTCTTCAAGCGGTGGTTATACAGACTGTGCAGGTTCAAAATCCGGTACAACAAATGTTCTATATGTACCACAAAATGCAACAGGTTATGATGGTACTAACTGGACTTCATATCTGTTAAATCAGACAGAGGGATACGGCAAATTCACAATAAGTAAAACTCTTTAAATAACAATGGTGGGGAGGAAATCTCTCTTCCCCACTATTGAAATAAAACATAAGAAGAAATGATTAAATACGGAAACAGACTAATACCGGATGCAGGTAAAATCTTCAAGTCTAACAATGAACTATCCTTTTCTGTACCTGCTGATACTGAATATGAAGAGGTTGGAATAGATTATAACAATGTTCAGGTTATAGATAATATTGCAATGATAGATAAGAAGTTTGCTATTCTTATTGAAGATTGTGATAGACCATTAAAGGCAAGGTTGATAAATAAAATATTCAGCAATGATGACCAAATGGGAATAATGTTGAATTATCAGTCACACAAAACTTTTGAAAATACAAATATATATAAGTGTATGCAGGACTGGAGAGATTGGTTCAGCGTGCTAATTAAACAAATTAAGGGATATGGAACACAAGACAATTAAGGCAATCATAAGCATTGTGGCATTTTTAAGTGCCGTTGTCATAGGGTTTATTGCCCTATTTATACCACCGGCAGGAATAATTGATGCTTCTGTGTTATGGTTTATAGCACAGCTGCTTGTATTTGTTTCTGGACTGCTTGGTATTAATTTATCTATTGACAGCATCAAGCAGGTGGCACAGATTGCTAAAAAGAAGGAAGATAAACAAGAAGAAGATAAAGAATAACAATATAAAATATTAAACATTTATAACTATGATTAAAGTATTTAATTCAAAAAATGAGTATGACAACTACACACAGGGTGGTTTAGTTGCTGGTGATTTATATTATGTACTTGCTGATGGTTCTGTACATTTCAGAAGCAATAACATAGATGGTGAAGATAAAGTATATGATAAAGGTGATGGTGGAAGTAAGCCTGAACCTGAATATACTGAACTTAATTTGAATACTCTTACAGTACATTCTGATGGTAAAACTTTCTCTACTCTTATTACTGGAACTGTGGGAAAAACTATTGAAGTATATAATCCTAATCATTTAAATTTTCAGGTTGGACAAGGGCAGCCAAATATAAACCCTTCAACTGGTGAATCAGATGGTTATGTCATTTATCAAAATGGTATTGCCTCATATGATTATATAAATGATAGTTATTTAGAACATTTATATGTATGTAATGCTCCTAATACTATGGAAGGTAGTTATTCTGATTATGGATTTACAATAACATATTATTCAGCAGCAGGCACCCCCGTTGATGGTGTAATCTATTACAGAATTATAGATGATAGTGCTGATTCTGCTGAATAAGCACATTATCTATTCTTTTTCTCTATATATTTAATTTCATAATTGTGTTGGATTGGGTGGGGCAGCAGTTTCCCACCCTTTCTTTTAAACATTCATTAGTAGATAATGTTGCAGAGTTGTTAGTATTTGCTGCATACGTTGATAATAAATAATAAAACATATTGCATATGAAACTATCTGAAAACTTCACATTAGAAGAATTGACATATTCAAAGACTGCTGAGGACTTGAGTATAGATAATACACCCTCAGAGGAAATCATAGATAAACTCACCCTTTTATGTGAGAAAATCTTACAGCCGGTATGTGATAAGTTTGGGACATCTATATTTGTCACAAGCGGATATAGGTGCCCTGAACTTAATAAGGTTCTTAAAGGCTCTTCTACTTCACAGCATAGATACGGTGAAGCGGCTGATATTGTCACCAAGGAAAATGACAGAAAGCACAATAAGGAACTATTCAACCTGATTAAGGAAATGATTGAAGATGGTGAGATAACCGTAGGACAGTTGATAAATGAATATAACTATGATTGGATACACATATCTTTGCCTACGGTGAAGCACACTAATCAAATAATTGCTATTAAATGATTTTGAAATCCGTTTTTTTGTTTTTATATTTGTTGCACTTTAAACTTTAATCATTATGAAAACAAAAGAACAAGTTTTGGCAATGAAGAGCCTGACTGCATCTCAGAAAGAAAGGGCACAGGCTTACTTTGATGCACAGGAAAGGTTTCACAAGCCTCTTACCATGCCTTGCAACAATGAAAAAGAGGTACTTGATTACATTGTAAGACTGGAGGAAAACTACAAGAAGAGAAAGGAAGCGGAAGCAAGGAAGCGTGAAAGGGTAGAACAAAAGAAGGCAAACTTTAGAATGATTGCCAATGCGGTTAATGATGCTGCTAAGTATGGTTTCACAGTAAAGGAAATCATTGACATCATCAACAACGCTGTAAGGGATAAGAAGAACGCTAAAATCCTTGCTCAGATAGAAGAACTGAAGGCTAAACTTGTGTAATTTTAGCAAGAAATCAGGGGGTTTTTAACTAATCCCCTGATTTGCTTTTACTTAAAAATAGTTAAGTTTGGCCATATTTTTTTAAACAATAGTGCTCAATCTTAACTATTTCTCAAAAAATTTATTACATTTGCAACAAAGATAGTAATATTATGGGAAATAAGTGCATATGTTGGCTACGTGGCTCAACTGATAGACAGGAAATAGAAAGTCAAAAAGATGAACTTACTAACCTTGCTATTACCAAGTACGGATTTTTACAGGAAGATATAATCTATATTGGCAAGGCAGGTGCAAGTGCCATAAAACAAAATGATTTATACCGGCAGGAAGTAGATGAACTCATTTCCACGCTGAAAAAAGACCCGGATATCAAGGTTTGTTTTGTTTGGGAAATATCAAGGCTTGCCAGAGTAGAGTTAGCCTTCTATAAAATGAAGGACTTCTTTGTAAAGAATAAAATCCAACTCATATGCTGCACTCCAAAGATTGAACTATTCCAACCTGATGGGACTATAAACCAAGGTACGGAAATAACATTGTCACTGCTTGTAACCCTTGCTAAACAGGAAATGGAAATCAAGCAGGAAAGGTTTAGAAGGGGCAGGGATAGGAACCGGAAGGAAATGAAGTGGAATGGCGGTGCTTACGGTGCCTTATACGGATATGAAGTGAATAGTGATGGATATGTAGTGCCGTGTAAAGAAGAGGCGGAGGTTGTCAATAAACTATATCTACTTTATTCCACCGGCAAATACTCCGCAAATAAACTCACAAAGGAACTTAATGAAAGAGGTATAACACAGCGTAACGGGGTAAAATTCACAAAGAGGAAGATACAGAAGATACTGTCAAACAAGGCTTATATTGGTGACAATGGAGTACGGAAGTTCCCACCTATTATTGACGCTGAGTTATGGAATAAGGTGGCTGAAATGCGGCAAAAGAATGATATCACAGAACGGAAAGCAACAAAGGAAACCAAGCATATTAACTTTGGGGTAAGGCACCTTAAATGCAGTGAATGCGGTGGTAATATGTTTGTCCTCAATACAAGGTATAAGTGTTATAAGCATCACATTAAGGAATGTAATTGCAAAGACAGCATAGATAGTAAAACCTTTGATACGCTGATATGGGATATTGCACAACTTGAACATATAGATTTTCTCAACGGTGAAGGCACAAAGAGTATTGAAGGATATGAGGAAAACAAGAAGGTAATAAAGGAAAAGATACTGGAGATAAACAATAAACTTGCAGGTTTGGAGGAAAGGAAGTTCAGGATACAGGACTTATATATGGATGGTGAGATTTCCAAGGATAGATATACATATCAGTTAGGAAAAATAAAGGCTGAGAATATTACATTTCAAGCAGACTTGGACAGGCACTATGCAGAAATAGAACGGATAGAGAAAACCATTGAGCAGATTAAAAATCCCACCCCTGAAGCGTATGTAGATTTGGTTGCCACGGTGCAAGATGAAAATGACCGTAAGATAATCAAGGATATTATTGACCAACATATAGGTTTATGCAGCATTGAAAAAGGGGAACTTGATGGTCATAAAGGCACCGTAATACACATTAACACTACCAAGGGCATAGAACATAAGTTTATATTCCTCTACGGCATTCACAAGGTATTCAAATACAATGATAGCACTGAACAATGGGTTGATTACTATCCGCCACATGAAGAAATACAGAAGGAAGTAGATGAAGCGTTCAAGTCAATGGGAACAACGCTTGAAGAGGTTGTTCAACAATTACAAACGGAGGATAAGATAAATGACATACTGAATGATGAAAAACTTAAAGACAATGAGAAACAGTTTCTAATATCAGTGCTTCTTGGTAAGGACATAAGACAAAAAAAATAAAGGGAGGTAGAATAATCTACTTCCCTTTTTCATATTCAAGTTTTAGCCGCGTGTAAATCTTATTTTGCTAAAACACTTACATAATAAATTGTGGTTCCTGCTACTGGAGGAAACTGAGTGAAATCTAATTCCTTTTTGTTATTTTCATTCATAATTGTTATAAGATTTGTTTGTTATTGTAGTGTAATACTCCGTGATATATTCAGTGCAGTCTGTGGTTACTACCGCTTGATTGTAAGGAATAAAATAAGTTGGTGTAGAAACAACCGGTGAATCATCATCCATCTGTGTTTTCTTAATAACCCAATCTTTCTGCTCTACTTTACTCCAATCTAACTTATCCATATCAAAAATCAAGCATTTTTGATTATTTAGCAGTACCATATAGAGCAGTTTTGTTCCTTCAGGTGTTGCTTCCCTCATTCTTTCATACTTCTCAACCTTCAACTCTGCCTCAGGGTAATTCTTTATCTGCCACTCACTTTTATTTCTTTCTTTAACTTCAACATTGAACTTAACTGTTCTATCTTTTTCATTTACAACTGAGCATTTCAAATCAACAGAGCATGGTGTTGGAGTGGCTTTTATCTTTAAATTCCTTCCTTTGGTTAGGATTTTCTTTAAACATTTTGTAGCAACATATCTATCTTGTAGTTCCTGTGCTTCAATTCTTGCTTTGGTTTCCTGTGATATCATAATAAATTGTTTATTATCAATTATCATTTACTTTAAATATTCCTGTTTTTAAAGTAGAACTTTATAAGTCCTATGAAATCTTTGATGAAGTGTTTCACTATCTCAACTGATACCCATGAACCGGCAATAAGGAAGAATGCCATATCAACAGGGAGTAATGTGAATACTTTTATAAAGAATACTACTGCCATTACTGCAATAAAGAGATAGATAATAAAGGTAATTGTTGCAGCTCCATCTTCACCTTTAAGGATTGCATTTAGGTTCTCAAATGCTTGCTTGAAGAACTCTTTCATTTTAGTAAATAATTTTTTCATATGTTTTAAGGATTTAATCATTTATTTTTGTTTCTGATTATAAATATCACTGACTTAGAAAAAAATTTAAAAAAAGTGATATTTTTTAAAAAAAATCCCCTGAACTATCTATATTGGATTGCTCAGGGGAAAAAATATTTGTATATTTTAAGGGAAAGATTACACCAATCACTAAGGGTAGGCAGACACGCCTTCAAAAATCAAAAACAAAAACAACAATAAACACATTGTAGAACACAATCCGTTTCCCTTAAAACAGATGATGTGGTTGATGTAATCTCAATGTAAAAGAAATCTTAACCGTTTCTATATATAAATAGTACGCTGATTGAAAAACAACAAAGAAACTTAGTTGATTTTTTTAACCTGAGTTACTATAATATAAGAAGAGTAAAGTAGAATTTCAAGGTTTATTCCGGAAAACACACGGAAATGTAGTGAAAATCATTAAAAAATGTTTTTTAGATTTTTTTGATTTTCCCACTATTTATAGATGAATTTGGAAAAAATTACCCGGAAGCCGCCGTGAATTTTGATAATTTTACCCTATAAACCTTTGAGATTTAGAAAATTTTGCAATCCAATGAAAGTTAGAATTATAATTTACCACAAGGAAACAGATAGTTTTTCAAGTGATTTTATCCAATTCAAATGGATTAACCTAAAAAACAAGTCTGCTATTGAAATTATTGAGGCAAATAGATATTTATATTATAGAAAGATTAAAGACTACTACAAAAATAATAAAGTCCCATATGTAGATTATCTATATGATAGTTTCTATGAAGACCAATTTAATAACTTGATACCATAACAATTTTAGTATGCTTTACTACAAGAAAGACAACACGGTATATAAGAACCGTAAGGAACTAAGGGAAAAGATTGGCTTGAACCCCTACAAAAGAGAATGCAAAGCCGGCAATATCATCTTCCTTAACCCCAATGAAGAAAAGGAAGAAAAGGAAGAGAAGTAAATAGAAATAATAAATAATCAAATCATAACAATTATGAAGCTTGACAAAGATTATACATTTGAAGTATCACTCAGTAATGATGCTTATGCTGATAAGATTATCAGTGCTGCAATGATTGGAAGCAGCAAGAATGAGGAAAACAGAAGGATTAGGAAAGAGTATGGTTTTCCTGCAAACAAAGGAATTGGCTATACAAGAACAACAACCAATGCTGAGAGCCTGTTAAATGCTCTCCTTGATGGTCATGTATTCTGCCACTTATTTAACCCGGCAACTACAAGAAAAGATGGGAGTTTTGGCAGCTCAGAAAAGAAAGATGAAAACTTTGATGGAAGTTATATCATAGGTGTTGATATAGATAGAACATCTTATCCCACAGTAGAAATGTTTATTTCACAATTATCATTAAAGCCCACTTTCTATTATACTACATATTCAAATTTAAAGGAAGATAAAGGTGCAAGGTTCAGACTTATTTATGTATTTGACACAAAGATTGAAAATCCTTATTTCTTCAGGTACGCAGCCTATTGCTTAAATCAGTTAATAGAAAAGGAAACAAAAGAAAAGATTGATGATGATTGTAACCTTAGATGCAGTCAATACTTCAACGGAACAAACAGGAATAATGATAATATTATTCTTTCTTATGGTTTGACCAATTATGTTTATTCTTTTGAAGATATATCTGTTTCTACTGATGGATATGTAGATTATCTAAGAAACTACTGTTATTATAAAACTTATAGTAGAGATAGAGTTATTTCTATTTCTAATATTCTATATAATATAACTAACAAATTTTATTCCTTCAATTCATCTACTACATACTATATTGAATTGCAAAATGACAACACCACTGATAAAACCTGCAATATCAATATCAACACGGTTTTGAACAGTTACAATACCACTATCACACACTGCAATGAGGATTTTGTAACAGATATGGTTAGGTTGGATTATGATGAATTTATGAAGCATAACCGCCACAAGTACCATTACTATTACAGAGTAGAAAAGGAAGAATGGATAGATGGAATATTCCAATATATAGATGATGATTACTTCTCACTATATTGGAATGCCACAACTGTAAAAGACGGGCAGAAGAGAAGAAAGAAGTTGTTTGAAAGAATGTGTCTCCGCAGAGTTATAAATCCCTCCGTTGATGCAGATACCCTACTATTCAATGCATATGAAGATGTACATAGGTTCTTTGAAATAGATAAGGACTTAACCATTGACTGCCTTGTAAAGAATGTTGAAAGGGCAATGCAGATGGATATTGAAGACATTAAGATGAACTATTCCAACATCATCAAGTTTTTGAAGAGTAGAAGACCTAAGTCAGGGATTATTGTAAGACCGGGAGTAACAGGTAATATTGCTGAAAGAAACAGGGTACTTAGAATAATTAGGTATTCCCTTATGGCTGATTACTATGATGCATCACTCACTGCAAAAGAAAATGTTGAGATTATATCAAATAATCTGTTTAGGATAAGTCTAAGAACATTCTATAACTTCCTGCATGAATTCTCATTGAAGACAGATAACAAGAAAGTAACTGATGAAGAGTTAAAGACCTTACTTGATATTAATCTCAGTATCAGGGATAATATGACGGTTTTAAAGAATAAGGGTATAAAGGTAGGAAATAAAAGGGTAATGAAGATATTAAACTCTTTAAAGGATAATATCTCAGTTACTAAGAATGATAATGCTGATAGTAATGATATAGTATATAATAATACAAATAACTATCAAAACTTTTCTTCTTCTTCAATTACTACATACTATACTGATTTGCAAACGGACAACACCCAACAGATACAGAGTAATGCCTACTATAAATAAATTACATAAGGTAAGGGAAAAGAAAGTTCCTTATAAGCATGATGGTAAGAAAGGTGCTATATTCTATAACACTAAGCAATGGCATAACCTGAGGAATAGATATATCAAGGAGCATCCCTTCTGTGAGTTGTGTGAGCAAAGAGGAATAGTAAGGTTAGCAGAAGAAGTACATCACAAGGAAGAGTTCTTAAAGGGAATTACAGATGAAGAGAAGTGGCAGTTGCTTTTAGATGAAGATAACTTAATGAGTTTGTGTAGTGATTGCCACCATGAAATACATAATGATAACCGGAAGGATAAGAAAAATTCAAAAGAATATCCCCCCCTCCCTTAAAAATTCCAACGGGAGGCTCAAAAC